TTTCATTTCTTTATGTTTTATGATAATGTAGTACCCGTAATTGTGAACGTTCTTACTAAAATACAACGGTAAGAGTTTGCTTTTGGAGCGCTAATAAAAAACGGAGTAGTATTATTCTTTAAAATAGCGTTTGAGGTGTTTTGGGGATTTGTTGTGCTTACCAAAAGTCTATAATTAGTGTTAGTGTTAAAATTAAATGGGTAGCCGTTAAATCCAGTTGTTAATGAAAAATTCATAACGCTTACCAACTCAACAAAATTAGCTAAGTACCAATTAGAAAACACATCGCAGGTATACGGACTATTGGTCATCCAATCATTCCAAGATTGTGCGCTTGTTTGATTGCTATTTTCATTATGCGAAAATCCTAAAACACTACTTCCCCCATCCCACGTACTCCAATCTATTACAATATTATTTGTGAATGTTTGCCCACCTAATTCATCCGTAAACCTAAAGTTATTGCTGAATGGATTTAGATAAGCTATTGTGTTAAAGTCCGTTGCTCTACCTCTTTGGAAATCTCCGTCATCATTAGTCGCATAGCTTGTTGTTTGTCCAGTTTTTAAAGGCAATAAACCTTTAACACTTGTGGCATCTAATATAGTAATCGTATTGCCTGCCAATGATTGAGGGGTGATTGTATTACCGCTAACGTCCTTTAAAAGTATGTCTTGGTCTTTTACTGATGGCTTAGTTATAAAGGCTGCACTATTAATTGTGATGGCTTCGTCTGGAACTTCTACATTTATTACACTCGCACTTGTAACGCTATAGCTATCATCGCTATTACTTATTGTTATATCTGATAAATCCACATCCTTAACGCTTGGGCTTGTTGTAGTAAAGCTATTATCACTATTGCTTATTGTAATGTCTGGCAACTCCAAATCTCCACCACTTGCTACATTAACGTCATAGCTATCATCTGAATTACTTACCCTCGCGTCTGCTGCAACTGGTTGATTAACCACAATGTCATAACCCGTAAAGGCTGCAGTTATATCATCGCCATCTTGATTTTTTAGCGTTAACAACAAATCAACTTTAGATGCTTGTGTGTATTTTAATACGCTATTGAAATATACCTTTACTTCTTCACTTGTTGGTGCTATCTCCTCTGGCTCTACACAAAAATCTCGCTTGATTGAGATGTTTACCCTAAACTCCATAGTAAGGAAAGCATTAATACTTAACCTTTCTGCTATTGGTATTTCTTCTGTGCTTAAAACCTCTAAAAAGTCACTACCACTTTCAAAGGGCATTGCTTGTAACCATGTGTAAAAGAAAGTTCTAAGCGCATCTTGCTGTGTAATAATGTAATCTCTTTGATAATCTGCTGTTTCTGTCTTTACACTATCTGGAAAGTTAGTTAATAGGTAGATGTTTAAACTCATCTCCGTTCCTACTTCCTCAAAGCTGTTAGTTTCTCCACTATATCTCCAAGCCAAACAAGGCATTGTTTGATTTAGTAGTTCATTAACATCAAAAAGCGTTTCTATCTCTGTGTAAGTAAGGCTATTTGCTATAGCTTTAGTTCTTATTCTATCTCTAAGGGCAAGTAGATTCATATCTTGGTAAATTTAACTAATTAAAATTGCAAATATTACAACAAAAATAAGGCTTAATTAAAATTAATTTAAAAAAACTTTACTTTTTTAGGTTAAAAATTTTGTAGTTCCAAATATTCGTTTTATATTTACATTATCAAGTTATTTAAAAACAATTAAAAAAAAATATTATGGAAAATCAAATTAAAACTTTAAACGATATTTTAAACTCAGATTTTATGAATGAGTTAATTGCACAGCAAGATAAAGACTTAGCAGAAGCAGGATGGACTTATGAAGAATGTAAACAAGTTGGTAAATTAATTACAAATAAATAAACCAAAACAAAACAACATCAAAAAGCCTTGCATTAAATTGTGAGGCTTTTTTAGTTTATAGCACTCTTGTATTCCACAAAACTCATAACCTCATCAAATGGTGTATTAAACACTTGGTCTAATCGGTTTAAATCTTTCTTCCATACTTTCCACCACGCTACGGAGTACGAAAATACGTTTGATTCTGCAACGTTTGCAAATATAGGGTAGAAGCCCAAGCGTTTAATGTACTCGTTAGTTTTTCCATCTCCGCTTTTAGTTGTAAATGTGGCTGCATATTTATTTTGTGATTCCTCATAGAACTGAGCAAAAAAAAAGCGCACGAGTAAAATAAATCCATCCTGCCGTACTTCTTTAAAAACTCAATCCGCTCTTCTATCTCTTGCAAATCTTGGTAGTATTCTCCTTCACGCATATAGATGGCAGCTATTAGAATTCCTTTGTCTGCATCTTGGTAATCTTCATATATGCTTAATAGGCTCATTGTATCCACAAAGTCACCACAGCTACGTTCTCCAAAATTAGGTATTTCAAACTTCTTGCCTTTAATCTTAAACTTGCGTTTTGGTGTTTCATTTTGTAACCATGCGAACTGTATCATAAACAAGTTATTTACCTTGTCCACATCCATACGCAGTAAATCATCCATTTCTAATCCTATGCTCAAAGCTGACATAGTGCCACACATTGACTCTACGGCTAGTTTTTGGCTTTCCTCAAGTTTGCCCTCTTCAAACAAATCATTTGCCTTTAAAGCTGTGTTCAAATGCTCTTGTGCTTTGTTCCATTGCTCAATGTTTACATCGTATCTGCCACTTGGTATCTTGACATCCTTTTTACTCTTTCCGTTTGCTGTTATCGTGAATGTGTTCATCTTCTAATTTAGCTATAAGTTTATATAATTTATCCTCATCTTTTTTACTTGATGATAGGTTAATCTTGTCTATTAAATTTAATATTTGTATTTCAACATCACTCATAAAAATACTTGGTTTTTCTTTTTGCCGAATTGATGCCAAATAAAATAACCACCTGCATCTGTTGCGTGGTCTAATCCTAACGTTTTATCTGGCTCTCCGTTTCTATATGGCTGCTGCTCTAAGCAATCTGTGTAAGTTGGGCATTTATAGGTGTTAATTAGATAGCTTCTATCTTGCAGTTTTTTGTTCATTGTGTTAACCCTATCCTTTACGTTTGGATTAACCTTTAATGCCCTTACATTTATACCTGCTTTCTTGATTGTATCTATGTCTGTTATACTTGCACTTGTCTTAACTGCTTTACCGCTTGCATCTGGATAAGCGAATAGCCTATGATTAGGATACCTACCTTTTAATATTTGGCATATATCCTCCGTTTTGTACGCATTAACCACCTCATCAACTGCAATAGGATTGCCCTCATCTATAACGTGAACAATCGCAGCCATAGCACCCACGTTGAAATCTAAACCAATGTGTAATATATCGCCATCCTGCACCTCTCTATCGGAATGATTGCCACTTCTATCAAAATGATTGTAAACTGCGCCACTCGTTAAATTGACAAACTCACCTTCAAGATATGCTCTCAATAGTTCTGGTGTGTACGTTTCTTCAAGGCTTTCAATATAGCTATCTGATATAAATGGATTGTTTCTTGTGGATGCTCTTATCAATAGCTTACTATCTGTGTCACGCTTAACAAAGAAATCATAAAGAAACCTAAAGCCTTCTGGTGTGCTTACAAAATCCGTTGCGTTATTGTTACCTTCCGACTTAACAGAGTTTCTCGCTAATATCTTTACCATCACATCTTCCATTTTGCGTTTTGGTAATACATCTGCTTCATCAATTAAACTGTACCCTACTTCATATCCTACAATTAAGTCTGGATTGTCCATAGAACGCATTATAATTCTGCCGTATGGTGTTATTATATCCTTGTCCGACTTGTTAAGCGTGAAAGGTATGTTCGCTTGTGTGAGTGCTTCTGTAAACTTTGGAAATGCAATATCTTTAATCAATGGATATGTAGGTAAATAATACGCTACATCTACGCTTGGATATTGTAGCTTTTTAGATATTGTTTTCCATACTCCTATGTGACTTTTACCACTACGGAATCCACCAACTAAACCAGTATGTCGGTGTTGGCTTTCTAAAAAGTCGCTTTGATGTTTAAGTAGGTTCACCATCTTTGCCTATAATTCTAAATTGTAACGGCTCTACCTTGTGCGTATTGTCCTGCGTTATTTGTTGTGGTGCTTTGCCCATCAATCTATCCATTGCAGCTTGATATGCTCTTGTATCTCCCTCATCAAATGCTTTTTCAATTTGCTTTAAGGTCATTGCTATGTCAAGAGTAAACTCATTATCTTCTAAATCTATGCCTACTTTGTTAGCTATCACTTTGCACTTATCTAATCTTTCACCACCTATCAAGGCATCTGCTAAATCTTTTAATGCTCTCTTTCTTTTGTGTCCTTCTTTCTTTACTTCTGATGATGGCTGATTATCTTTTGTAAATCCGTTTGTATTTATTTTATTGCCAAAATTTTCTTCCCTACCCATTTGAGTGATTTAAGAGTGATTCATCAAATATATACAATTTATTTGGTAATCATTCAAAGGAATTTTTGTAATACAAATCTTCTGCTATATCTTCTTCCTTTATGCCATCGGTTAAATCATCATTTAAAGGCTTTAAATAGCGTTCTGCGAGCCTATCTATTATCTCACAGCACTTAGTATAGTATTCTTTTTTATTGTCCATATTCTTAAAATTAAAAAAGGCTGCCATAAA